GAACATACCTGTTCTCTAACGTGCGCCGTCGCCACCTACAAAACCTTGAGTATGTTCTTCACAATGAGGGTTGGTGGCAAGAAATGGCTATCGAATTAGATCACAAACGATTCTTGCCAACAAACAAACCACATGATCTTCCCCACGATGAAAACGATCAATGGTTGCACCAATGGGTCTTGAGTGGTGGACGAGCTGTCCGAATCCACGATGCAGGCGATTTCTTTAGTGCTGAGTACCTTTTCGACTGGATTGACATTGCTTACGAACATGACCACATTTTGTTCTATGCGTACACCAAAGAAGTAGAAATGCTCAAAAAAAGCAGTTACATACCTAAAAATTTGAGAGTTGTGTTCTCCTACGGTGGCAAACAAGACCACATGATTGACCGGGAACTAGATCGACACGCCGATGTCTTCCCCACCAAAGAAGCATTAGAAGCAGCGGGATACTTTGACCAGTCAGACAACGACCTACTTGCCGTCGTTGCACCAAGCAACAAGATCGGAATCGTGGCCAACAATCTGCCAGTCGCTAACAAGCGGTTTGCGGGTCGCACCATGAGCGAACTATGAACTTCCTGTCAGACGACGAGTTTGGTCAACTCACAGGGTCAGAACAAGACGAATACCTTCGACTGCTAGAGATTGACCTACAAGCATGGAAACTCACAGGCAACAAACGCCAAGAGAAAGCCCACGCCCTCGTCAAGAAGGTTGACTGGCTTCTCTACGGTGGTGCAGCTGGTGGTGGCAAATCCGAACTGCTCGCCTACCACGCCCACGAACTATCAGAGAAATACCCCGGTCACCGCACACTCCTAGTCCGTACAGCACTCCCCGAACTACGCCGATCACTCATCATCCGATCCCAAGTCCGATACGCCCAACTAAATGTGGATGCAGCCCTACGATCCATTGACAACGTTAAAGCCTGGTGGTACGGCAACGGATCAATCATCGAATACGGATTCTGCGCCCGCGACGAAGATGTAGGTCAATATATGTCTGCTGAGTACGACTTCATCGGTTTTGACGAAGCAACCCAGTTCACCCCCTACCAAATGCTTATGATGTCGGGCCGACTCCGAACCAGCCGAAAAATGACTGCATTAGGCGTAAGAACCCACGTTATGTTCGCAACGAACCCTGGCGACCGTGGACACACATTCCTATACAAAATGCTGGTACAACCCACCCAACACGGCAAATACGCTGTTGTCTACGATGTACGAGAAGGATTTGAGAATCCTGAAGTAGTACGCCGAGTCGAACTCCCCGACGACCCAGCAGAGATCGACAAACTAGAAATACCCCACGACCCCACCGACCACCTCATCGTCGCGTTCGTACCGTCAACCGTAGACGACAACCCCCACATTGACCCCACATACCGCAAGCACCTATCCATGCTCCCCGAAACAGAACGCAAACAAAAACTGTTAGGCGACTGGGACACCTTCACCGGGCAATACTTCTCCGAATTCAACAGAGAAACCCACGTCATACCACCATTTGAAATCCCAGCAGAATGGCCACGCTACCGAGGAATCGACTTCGGAACAGCAAACCCCTACTGCTGCCTATGGGGAGCCTGGGATCCAGCCGACGGAACCTGCTACGTCTACCGAGAGGCATACCAAAAAAACCTCACCGCAGCACAACAAGCCATGCAAATCAAAGAAATGTCCAAAACCAGCGACGGCAAAAACGAACGCATCACCGCCACCGTCATCGACCCATCCACATACAGCAACGTCCAAGGCTTAGGACAAACCGTCGCAGGCGTATACAACTCACTAGGAGTCTCCACCACCCGAGCCAAAAACGCCCGTATCTCAGGATGGCAAAACGTCCACCGCTACCTGCAACCAGGCGTTATCAACGATGAGCCAAAATTAAAAATTTTCTCTACTTGCGAGCATCTACTTCGTACCCTGCCCGCAATGCGCCACGACAAAACCAAAATTGAAGACGTAGACACCGACGACGAAGACCATGCAGTAGACGCACTCCGATATCTGCTAGCCTGCCGTCCGTACAATGAAATCACCCGCAAACATAAACACGCCACATATGATGCAGAGGGTAGAGTACAAAGGTTCATGGAGAAGTTGGACAAAACAAAAAAGCGGAGATGGTAATGAGAATCGTTGACAACTACAATTATCTGCCAGGTTGCTGTTGGATCTGTCGAGGGGTCGCCAAACCCATCATTGACATGGAACTAGACCTAGACGGACACAACCATCCCGATGACGTAAACCCGTCAGCCAACACCCGTCTCTACATTTGTGCCGACTGTGCGCTAGAACTAGCTCGCATGGTTGCACCAGCCCGCGCCGTAGAAATGCGTCGCTTCGGAGAATTCGCAGCAATGGAACGAGTCGCCAAAGAAATGGGTGACCGAGCCGAAATAGCAGAAGAACGCCTAGCCTTAATCGCAGGAGCAATCGTGGGTGTAGACTCACAACCTGTAGAGCAGGCAGGCCCTACAAGTCAACTCGACGAGGATGATCCGCCGTCAGGCTCCGCACGGCCCGATGTAGCAGGTTCACCCCTTACCAGCAAGCGAGGTCGTCCTCGTCGGGAAGACACCCCCAAACCCGAAATAGATACTGATTTCGTTGGTGATCTGTGATATTCGCAGCGTTCAGCCTCGTCGCCCTACTGGGTATTGTCCTGTTGTTACTACGCGAGAACCGTAGATTGACTAATCTATTGTTGGCAAAGAATCCATCAGCAGCTATCGCCGCCGAAAAATTCTCTAAGTCAACAAAGAAAGAACAAGTCGATCCCCGGTCACGAACATCGTGGCAGTCACCAACTGAAGGCGTAGGGCCATGAAACCTTGGGAACCACCCAAACCAACAGATGTCATTGACCTATGGAACAAGGCTGACCGATATCTATTAAAAGAACGCCGGGACTACTGGATGAACGCGTCCTACAACAGCGGTCAACAATGGATTTGGTGGGATCAAACCCGCAACATCGTGCAAGAACTGGACTACGCCAACGACAACGAACGGTACACGCGTATCACCGTAGACAAGTTTGGGCCTCGCACAACAAACCTTCTATCCCGCATGACACGCTCCCCACTCGTATGGGAAGTTGAACCATCAGGAACCGATGACGCATCGGCTCGTCGTCAACGTCTACAAGAACAACTGCTCCTATCGGAAGCCCAAGAACAAGACTGGGCAGAAATCCGTGAAGAACACCTGCTACAAACCCTTTATGGTGGATCAGCAGCCGTATCTATTGAATGGGATCCTCAACTAGGCAAGATCGTTGCCACCGACCCCGTGACCGCCATCCCGATCCCTGCTGGTGGCGTACGCGTTACACCTCTCGGTATCAGCGAATTCTGTTTAGAACCAGGTTCACCGTCCGTTGATGACGCTCGTTACTGGATCAAATGTGTTGCTCTACCCCCTGAGCAGGTCAAAGAACGCTACAACCTTGATTGGGAACCCCAACCTGACGCTGAAGCATCATTATCTTCACGCCACCGCACATTGTTGTCACGTCGACCACAAGGTCAACCACCCCGACTCACCCTTGTTTACTGCTACTACGAACGCCCGACATCACGCACCCCTGGTTGCGTCGTCCACGTCGTAAACAACAAGCAGGTATACGCCTACGGTGACGGTCAAGGCTGGCCATTCCCGTTCCCCCGCCTCAACATCGCTATCGGTATCCAGCGCAAAATCCCTCGCACATGGGTCGGAAACACACTTCTTACCCCGGCACGAGACATCCAGTACGCCTACAACCGTGCGCGTTCAACCATCCTTGAACATATGCGTAAAGCAGCGAACGCTCGACTCATGGTTCCCGCAGGATCAATTGAAGACTCCGACACCATTACGACCGATCCCGCCGATGTGCTTGAGTACAACGCCGAACTGGGCGAACCGCATTGGCAGTCAGCACCCGAAGTCCCCCGCTGGATCAGTAACGAAGCAGCACAACTAGAAGCAGAGATGGACGACATCTTCTCCACCCACGCTGTTTCTCGTGGTCAAGCCCCTGGCGACCGCAACTCAGGACTCGCACTATCGGTATTGGCTGAAAAGGACGACACCCCGTTAGCACCAATGGCACGAAACCAGTCTGCTGTTTGGGCGCGTATCGGGCAAATGACGTTGCAGTTGTACCGTGCATACGCCCAGCAGTCAGGCATGGTGCGATCACAAACGATCACCACCCAGCAAGGATCGACCGTCCAGTTTGAATGGACAGCCGACGACATTGACGAAACCCCACAAGTCAAAGTCCCGCTAGACGCAACCGCACCACGATCCAAGATCGCAACACAATCGGTCATCACATCGCTGGCACAAACCTTCCCGGCAGCATTCCAAAACATTGACGGCATGAGCTTGTCACGACTGCTTGACCTGCCCGACCCCAAAGGTTTCATGGCATCAGCCGACCCCGATGTCGCCAAAGCCGAATGGGAAAACGGACTACTTATGCAGGCCACCCCAGTTATGCCAGCCGACTTTGACGACCACGCCAAACACATCGCCCAACACAACCGTGAGCGCAAATCCCCTGCATACGAGCTTGCAACACCCGATGTTCGACAAGCAATTGACGTTCACGTTCAAGCGCACCAAAAGCTGGCCGCTGACGAAGCAGCCGCACAACTCGCAGCACAGCAACAGATGCCGGGATCAGAAATGCTCCCGCAAGCCAATGAAGCACCTGGCTCATTGGTTCCACAAATACAAGCAGGACAGCCAGGACAACCACAGGAGATGCCACCACAATGACCGACTTTAACCCCGAAGGTGTAGTGGATTCTGCACCAGTAGAAGGTTCAGAAGCCAGTTCCACCGATGTCAATTGGGAAGACAAATACCGATCAGAAGTAGCTGACCGTGTCAAAGAACGCGAACGCTACAAGCCGATTGCACAAACCTTCGCCAAGATGCATCCCGACGACGCTCGCGCCGTACAAGAATTCGCTAACGCTTTCGCATCAGGCGACACCGACACCGCTGTCCGATGGATGGTTGACAACGCACGAACCCTCGCCGGGGAACGCTTTGACACTTTCATCAGCCCCCAAGCACAAGCCGCCATTGGTCAGCAAGCCATCCAAGACGGCCAGTCAGCAGGTCTGACCCCAGGTCAAGTTGAACAGCTCGTCGAGCAACGAATGCAAGCATTTGCCCAACAGCAGGTGCAAACACAGTACGAACGACAAATTGAGGAGACGCTCGCACAACATGGACTTCAACCCGATACACCGTTGGCGACAGCAGCAATCGTCGCAGCATCCCGCCGATCCGACCTTGATCTTTCCCTGGCAATACGCGAAATGGAAGATCAAGTTCTCGCTCAGGCCACGCAGATCGCAGCGAAGCGTTCAGAGGCAGGCAGCCAAATGGGGACACCCATCGTCAATGGGCAAGCCTCAACCAACCTCGCAGGACAGAACATGAGTCCTCGTGACCGGGCTATGGCACGACTTGAACAGCACGGTCTGAGCTAGCTATTTGACAAACAGGTGTTGTAGTGGTGTAGCATTTCGTCTGTACCTCGGATGAGGCGCACCACATACAACCACATAACATCGGAAGATGCAAGGCAACGCTGGATGGCGTGAACCATTGACAAGGTTGTGAACCCCCACATTCACCTACCCTCTTAAAGGAACCCCATCATGCCCGCAACACTCTCAACAGTCGATGCCATTCTCAAGGACGACTACAAGGAATATCTCGACAACCTCAACAATGCGAACTTCATTCTTTCGCAGGTTGAAACCCGCAAAGACACCGTCCAGGGTCGTATTGCCCGCCACGCCGTCCACCTCGGACGCTCAAGTGGTGTTGGCGCACGAGCCGAAAACGGAACTTTGCCAACCGCAGCAAACCAGTCGTACGCAACCGTCCCGGTTCCCGTGCGCTACGTCTACGGACGCATCCAACTTTCAGGCCCGACCATCAAGCAGGCAGTCACCGACCGTGGTGCTTTCATTGATGCTTT